AGATTATATTGAAAACCAAAAGAAGTATCTCTTGTAAAGGGACCTTGAGCCCCTCTTACTGTTACATCTCCTACTTTATATTTATCAGGATCTTCTTGATAAACATCTAATCCTGTTCTTGCTGGCTCTAATTCTTCCTGCTCAGGGGCATCAAAAAATCCTGTGGCTGCACCCACCGTGCCCGCCAGAGCTAGACTAGGTCCGTAAGTTCCCATAAATCCAGGACTTAACTCAGCTGCTTTTTTAACAGCTTCTTTGTATAGAGCGCTGTCCGTGCTAAGTTTTGTTATATCTATGTTGTTTGCTTTTAAAACATCTGCGGCTGTTACAGTTCGTCCACCTGTAAAGGCATCAAAATACTCACCTTGTTTTAAACTGTCTAAGGGTCCTACTCTAGGAACTTCTGCACTTAAACTTAAATTAGGTTTAAGAAGAATATCTTTTTCTGTTTTTGCTGCGGCTTGTAAAATACTATCTTGAGGTTTTATAGGTATTTTATTTTCATCCAAAAGCACGGCCTCTCCTGAAGGATCAGTCATATCTATAAATTTAGCTTTTTTAACTCCTGATCCAGAAGAACTTAATGCTAAATCTGAGGTTGGAGCTCGATAACTTCCAAAAAAGTTACCTTGACCTATTCCAGCGGCAGTTTGTCCGAACCTGCCTGCGGGATCTGCAAAAGCTTGGCTAATACCTGCGGTGCCCCCAGTAATACCAGAATACACAGCTCCACTAGCGCCAGCTAAAAAGGCATTTCTAAGTGCATCTTCTGTGCTACCACCACTTATAAGTGTTCCTATACCAGAACCTAATGCAGCTCCATATATAGGGCCTAATGGTGTGGCCGCTAAAGCAAGGGGTAAAATAACAGGCGCAGCTTTCTTCAAAGCCTTACCTACACTTTTGGCAATACTACTTACGCCTCTGCTTACCTTCTTAAATAATTTTTTTAAAAAAAACTCTGGTAACCCCGTTGTTGGGTTAATACTGTTTTCTTGTGAACCCACTACATATCTCTCAGGGTCCTCTACTCCTAGCTCTCTTAAATGTTGAAATATGCTTTCTTTCAGGGCAGGGCTTTTATCAATCAAGGCCCGTGGGACGATGAGCTCGCCTGTTTCAACGTGAGCCACAGTGTCATCACCGTATCGACCAAAGTTAGCCATCTTTTTACCAACGTCAGAAAACTGCGCAATACCGCCTGTACCATACTGTTCTTTGAGCTCTTCAACTTCTAAAAGCTCTATCTGCTCATCAGTCATTACAAAGTCTGCAATACCGCCCGCTGGTATGTCTTCTTTTTTAAGAGCTTGGTCCATGTTTCAAAGTTTACCCTATTTTAAAAGTTTGTACAATACTATATCCTTGATATCGCACTTGTTGTTACTCTTGTTTTAGATAATTCTTGAATACTAGCCACAACATGTAGTCTATTTGCAGTTGCAGCTTGTACTTTTAATATCTCTCCACTCTGTAGTATTAAATCTTTTGTAAGTAGTTCTACAGTTGTGTTAGCTCCTACAGATTTAAGGTTAAAGAGACTAAAGACAGCACCTGCCGTATCGGTTAAATTCACCGTTATGGTATCTGCGTTAGGAGATTGATTTGATACTATTATAGAATTAACCACGGCTGCATTAAAGTCGGCATCACTAGGAACTGTAAACAAAGTTGTAAGATTGGTTGTGGTAAGATCTAACTTTGCGTTTGTAACACCTTGAATATATTGAGGAATACTGGTTATAAGCATTAGCGTCTACCATCCTCTCTTATATCTACTCTAGGTGTGCCTAATTTATATTTTGTTCCCAGTGATGTGGAATCAATTCTTAAAGCAAAAGATCTACCTCGTAAACGATAATTTAATTTTTCTGTAAATTGCTCTACTGGACTAGTTGCAGTTCTTTGTGTAGTGGCTTGAGTTGTCTCGTTAAAATTAGCACCAGGATTGTTTCTTGATTTCATTGTAAACGCAACATCTGGATTAAGACTTGTTGATCCATTGAATGTAATGTCTGGAATAACTTGTTTTAAAAACAAGAACTTATCACCATCTCCTATATCAATGGCTGAAGATTCTATAAACGATGTCATGGCAGATCCATCATCATCAAAACCTACTTCATGATTGTAAAGATACTGATTGCCAGTAGCTTGTGGCAGATTTCTTATACCTCTGTCAATCCATGCGTCTCTTGCTAATGTTCCATAATACCAAACTTTTTCCAAATAATTATAAGCAACATATTTATCTATCTGCGTACCAGCAGAAGATGGATAAAACCATAATAACTCACTAAATTCTGAGTTAACACCTACATGAACTTTATCACGCTCTGCAAAATTAAAATCTAGAAATACTTTATCTTTTACCGTGCATGGTAATTGTATTGTCTGACCACCAGAATAAACATAAAATGTATCAACACCCATCCAAAATACTGCATCTTCAACGGCAACAGCAGAAAAAGGACTCATAATAGTTATGTTCTTTGATAGTTCTTGCAGACCAAACGTAAATGGTGGACCTATAAACTTCATAGCGTGTAGTGTTTTATTAGTGAAGACGAGTATCTGTTGTTTTGTTTCAACAGCTTGTACGAAGGTAGATCCACCACCTAACCTTAAATCACCTGCTGTGTTTGTAGCAGTTGGAAAGAAATCCACTGGATTTTCTTGTGAAGAAAAACGTATCAACAATGGATCTTGTACCCCATTCCCTTGTGTAGCAGAAGAGTTTGCACCTAATCCATCACAACCAAATACAATAACATGTCGGTCTTGGTCTGATACAAGAACTTGTTTGGCTATTGTAGGCACACTAGTTTCTCCAGAATATGTGCTTGTAGCACTAAGTTCTACGGCTCTGTTGCCTAAACCATTTGTTTTGTCCCAGTAAAACAATCCACCATCTCTTGGATTAATAATTATATCTTCACCAAAATTATCATGTGACCATAATCTAATCTGTGCTCCAGGGGTCGTGACACTTGCTGCATTACCCCATCCAACAAAGTCATTGGCAGAATCTGCATTACCAGTTGCTAGTCTTACAAGAGTATTATCTGTGTGTGTGGCTGCATCTGTGCCACTGTGCCCTCTTGTTACATTTAAAGTGTTATCGTCAGTATCTCCTGCTACAAGCATAAGCTCTTCATCTACAAGTATAACATCTCCAGCGTCTGTAATTCCTGTTTCATCATCAACAGCTATACCAGTCTCACTTGTGTCCAAGTTTTCGTTAAGTTGTGTTGCCAAAGCACCAGATGTTGTACCACTCCATTGACCAGCACCCCAACCAGTTCCACCAACTGTATTATCAAGTCCTACGTTTATTTGAAAATCTAAAGTAACACTTCCTGAAGCTCTTGCTATTCCTGTAGCAACGCTAGTGGCATTACTTCCAACATCAATTTTAAATGCGTTAGAACTAACGATCTCTATTATCTGATGTTCTTTCCCATTAGAGTCTCCAATAGCAGATGCAGGTATCCCACCAACTGCATCTGCTCCTTCAGCATTTGTTATTGTAACAAAATCGTTTAAATTTGCTCCATGAGCATTAGAATTTACTATTACTTGAGATTCTGTTCCAGAAGTTGTGTTTGTTGTAAAAGTTACCCCAGATGTAACTTGAGTACCCCTTAAAGGAGTTATATCATTAAATGTCTGACCTTCTTCTATGTAGTATTTAAGGTGTGTGCCAATACCCATAAAGTCAGAACCATCAAGAGCTACCCAGTTATGTAATCTTCTAGCACTACCTAGATATTGATTAGAACTATATTTCTCCCAACCACCAAATTTTTCTGGAAAACCAAATCTAAATCTTACCTTATCACCATCAACAAAACCACCTTCGTTACTGTAAGATGTAATATCAGATATAATACCAGGTTTAAATTTCAAAGCTGTCATAGGCATTACGCTACATCTCCAGTTAAAGTACCAGTACCAGTACGAGTGACATTACTATTTCCTTGTATTGATTTACCAGATGCTCCACCAGCACTACCACTTGATCCATTTGTTGGTGCAGAAGATGGAAAACTTACGCTTGATCCACTACCATTGCTGCCTGTTGATCCTGTTGATCCAGATGCTCCAAATGCTCCACCAGCACCGCCTGCTCCACCAGCACCTGCATTATTAGATGCACTACTGGCACTTGATCCTGCCGCAGCAGATTGGTTGTACCCTTGACCAACACCCCCTGCACCACCAGAAGTGCCACTCTGTATTGCTAAACAAGTGCCAGAAACAGAGAAACTTAGACTATTATAATAATAATCTTTGTTATTTGAAGTTGTGCCATAAGAAGTAAAATATGTTGTTGTAGAAGCTGTTAAGTTTGCAGAACCACTACTTTGAAACAAAGTGCCACTGCTTGATGTGCTTGTGCTTACAGACAAAGTTGGCGTTCCATAGCCACTTCCATATTGAGAACTGATTGCAGCAGAAACTGTATAAACACCTGTAGTATTTGTTTGTGCTGATATGTACATAGGTCCTCTGTTTGCACAGTTTCCATTAATACCATCTCCTGCACCACCACCATGATTCACTCTAAACTGAGTAGAGGAACCCACACCATATCTTGCGTATTGTCCGTTTATACCTCTCCAACGTCTATCACCAACAACACCTTGTCCATCTAAATCACCACCGCCTGTATATATTGAGTTCATCCAACTAGGCATATTGTTTTGTGGTGTACTATAATTACCAAAAGCACCACCACCGACATCAGTTACGCTTGAAAAAGTGGCATTAGCAGTATAAACACCATTACCACCAGTGCCTCCAGTACCACCACCGCCACCACCAGCTTTAATTGCACCATTATTAACTAGCGTGACTGCAACACTTCCAGCAACTTCAAGAGCGTTACCACCTGCTGCGCCTGCCGCACCACCTGCACCCTCGATACTACCTTCGTTTGTGATAGTTATTGAACCAACACCATTGCTTTCTATTGTTAAAGCAGCATTAGATGTGCTGGTTGAACCAATAGTATGTCCTGAACTTATAACAAGTTGTTTTGGATAATCTACTTCAAAATCATCACCAAAAATAGTATCTGCACTTTGATTTGTGTTGCCATCACTGAATGTTTTTTTAAAAGCTCTTTCTTTACCATAAAAATCATTCAGAGATATTGGATTACCAGAACTAGGCACACCAGCCGACATATTAGTTGAAGAATTATTACTAGCATTATCACGAACCAATGAACCACCAAAATAGAACTCACTCAATCCTCGACTTGGTAAATTAGATCCAGGATTATAATGTTCTTCAATATTTTGAAATGATATAGCTCCAGATGCTTGTAATGCTGCCATTATGGACTTCCAAATGCTGTTATATTATCTGCTGATGTTGCTGCACCACTAGATGCTAATTTAAATTTTGTAACACCATTGTATCTAAAATCTAAGTCTGTGCCATCAAGAGCTATTGACCATTTACTACTTCCAAATAAGATCGCATTACCATTAGTATCCAAATCTCCTCCAAGTTGAGGACTGGTGTCTCCTACTAAATCTGTTGGAACTGCTGCTACATTCGCATTTGCACCAGTGCCATCAGCAAAGATTATACCAGAGGTGTTAGTAGCTAAAGCTACCGTGGTCCCTGATCCACCGCCTTGTTTTACTGTGGCAGTTTGATTAGTTGAATTTTTTATAAAAAACCACTTTTGTTGATCGTTAGGATCTATGGTCAAATCAAATGCACCAGATGGAGAACCAGATAAAACTAAAACTTTATAATGTCCTTCTGATAAAGTACCATCACTTGTCGTTAATGTTTTATTGCCAGTGATTGTTAAAGTAACAACACCATTTAGTGTTCTATCTATTATCTTTAAGTTGTTGTTAGTTGTATTACCCCAAGTACCTGCTTGTTCACCAGCACCTATTAGTTCAACACCTGTGTTATCTGTATATGTACTAGCCATGTTTACCTCACTATTTCTGTATATGTCTCTGTGCCACTAGGCGTAATTTCTGTCCATGTCTCTGTGCCAGATGGCGTAATTTCTGTATATGTTTCTGTTGTTGCATCTGTTGTTACTGCTACAAACAGTATATCTCCAGATGTTGTTTTTGTAAAACTCATTTGTTGTGTTGTTGTACCAGGAGTTGTAAAGTTACCTTGAGCAGTTTGTGTAAAGTTGCCATCCAAACTTGCAATCGCTTCATTTACAAAAGCTATGTTTTCTGCGGTGGTTATAAAATTACTACTGAGATCAATGTTTCCACTAACTTTTGTACTAACTTCTGTAGTCTGAGTGAATATTCCACTTATACTAGATACACCAACTAGTGTGCCTACACCCACAGTAGCAGAAGAACCTATGGCACTCATCTCTGCTGTTGCTATTTGTACTACACCACCTACATCGGCAATGGCTGCATCAGCAATAGCAGAATGACCCAACATTAATCAGCATCCTCTATTGTGTTGCCTTCAGCTACCCATTTTAAATATTCTTGATAATCTCTATTATCTTCATGTATTGGAATAAAAGCACCATCTTCTTTTCTTAAAATATAATCTGATGGGTTGCCACCTAATTCTTTAGGTTCATTTCCAAGTGCTTTATAAGTATATTTCATTTAAAGCTCCGCATCATATTGTCCAGTTTCCATATAGTAATTGTGACCAGTATCATAGCCTGATAATACATAAAATTTGCCAACATTAGTACTAAGGGTATTAGATGTAAAACTTGCGTTAAATGTCGCTGTTGCCGTTGGAAAAGCTCTCATAGTAACAGGAAAAAAATCATGTATCATTTTATAACTACTATGATAAGTACAAGCTCTTGGACCAGAAGTGCTGTTTATATTATGTTTATAAAAATACCTTTGACATAAAGCTAATTCTTCTGAAAATGACCTATGCTCAAATGGTGTGGCTTGTGAGCCTACTTCTAGTTGGACTCCTGTAAGTTGCCATGTTCTACCAGTTGAAGCTACCCAAGTGTTTTCATGGTTTGTTGCATAGTTTTGTGTTCCTGACCAAGCTGTTGAAACAGAGCCACCTGTATAGTTTGCTCCTGCGGTTAAAGTCCATCTTACTCTTAATCCTCTGCCATTATCATTATTAAAACCACTAACTGTATCAGCAGGAAAAGTTATAATTTTTCTTTCCCATGTATCTGCTGATGAAACAGTATAAGTCGTATTAAAATATCTGTCATTATCCTCATTATCCAAATCCAATCCAAAAGTCTGTGCTGTACTACATTTTACATAAAAGCTTAGTGTTATTCTTTCAGCAGAAGAAGTGCCATAAGCTAATTGTTGTAAATTTTGTGCTTCTATAAATTGGTCTACATATTGATGGTCTGCTGCTGCAAAACTTGTGGTCGCTGTTGTAACTTCTAACTTCATAGAATTGGCAAACCCTGAAGGAGTATCAGAGTCTTGTGTCATCGTATATCTTGCATTAGGACTTCCACCCTTTTGAATTCTAAATCTATCTAATACTTTATATCCAACTGAACCATCTCCAACTCCAGTAGAACTTGTTGTCCTTTGACTAACTTGCATTGCACCATTAATTACAATATTCCTTCGCCCACCAATCTGACTATTGGCTAGGACTTCACCCATCTTTGCTAATTCTGCTGCTTTGGTCACATTAGTCTCCTGTAAATGTATCTGCGTCTTTTATAGCTTTGTCTATGACTGTAAAATCTTCTTTATCCCAATCGGTTAATGCTTTCTGATACTTGAGATATCCAACACTACGTCTTACTCTATCTTTCTTTTCATCATGTGTCATGTTATATCCAAAAGGTATGATTTCATTACCATATGAGTCTTTATCTAAATTATTACCTTTTGCATGAGTAGCAATTACAACATTAATTGTATTTGCACCATCTAAACAAGCCTTATGTGCTTGTGCTATTTCTTCTGCTGATCTTGACATTTTCTACCCTTTCTCCAATGCTGTAACTCTGCTAATTAAATCAGCGATCTGTGTCGCTTGTGTTGCGTTTTCTGTTTTAAGTGCGGTTACTTCTGTTGATAACTCTTGTATTGCTTTTACTAAGAATGGTATAAGCTCACCTTCTGCTATTCTTTGTTTTTTGTCACCCTCTGATTCTGCCCACAGATTACATCCGTTTTTTATATCATATTTATCTATAACTGCTTTAACTTCTTGAGCAATAAAACCATGATTATACTTACCATTCATAAGTCTATCATCAGAATCTTTGTCGTAACCATCCATATCTTTTGGAATGTCGTTTGCTTTTTTCCATTGGAAAGTTACAGGTCTAAGCTCATTAATAAATGCAAGACCTATAGTTTCATCTTTAATATCTTCTTTTAATCTTTCATCTGATGGTGCAGACCAAGATGTTCCTCCAAATGATATACTAGTATCTGTTGAACCTTGACCAAATGTAAATGTTTGGCTTCCTTGACCCTGAACATTATAACCTATAATGGTTTCATACGCTTGATTTGTTGCACTAGGTCTAGCATAATTACCAATTAATATATTTTGACCACCAGTTACTACATTTGTTTGCCCTGAGTATGCTCCTGCTTGATATCCAATCAGAATATTGTGAGCACCAGTTGTTATAGCATCACCTGCTTGTGCTCCTATTATAGTATTTCTATAGCCTTCAGTGTGAGTAGCTCCTGCTCTTCTACCAACAAACACATTTTCATAGCCTGTTGTGGTAGCATATCCTGCATCATTTCCTACTGCTACATTTCTAGTATCATCACCATCTGTTTTATTCAAGGTGTATAAAGCAGCATATCCAATAGCAACATTTTGATCTGCTCTAGTATTAGTATATAATGCTCTATCGCCTATTGCTGTATTATAATCTGTATCAGTTCCGTTTTGCCCTGCTTGTGCTCCTATAAATGTATTACTTATTCCTGTTGTAATTGATAATCCTGCTTGGAATCCAACTCCTGTATTGTTTGAGTTTGTAGAACTTGAGAAGTTTTGATTTTGTAAAGTAGCGTATCCAATAGCAGTTGATCTATGACCTGCTGTGTCAGAAGTCAATGAACCATATCCATAGGCAACATTTGTAATACCTGTGGTTAGTGCATCTCCTGATGTTGCTCCAACTAAAGTGTTCAGTTCACCTGAAGTCATTGCTGTTCCTGCCCCATGACCAACTACTGTATTGTTATTACCAGTCAATACTGCTCCACCACAAGCACTTTTACCTATTGCTACTGTATAACTTGGGGTTGTCGCACTTTCTCCTGACGAAGCTCCAATAAATACATTTTCAATTCCAGTAGTAACTGCTTTTCCTGAAGCATAACCCACTGCTGTGCTTTGTGCATTAGCTCCAGCATCTTGAGTTTTTAATGACTGATAACCAATAGCAGTATTCCTACTATGTGTATCTTCTGTACTGAGTGCCTGGTAACCAACAGCAACATTCAACCCACCTGATGTTAGGGAATCTCCTGCCTGACCTCCGATAAGTGTGTTTGCTGCACCAGTTGTTACTGCTTTTCCTGCTTCACTCCCAACAGCTACACTATAATTATTATCCCCTCCATCTTGAAGTTTTAGAGCTTGGTAACCAACAGCCACATTGTTGCCATGAGCATCTTCAGTTTTTAATGCTTCAAAACCTACTGCTACGTTACTATCGCCCGTTGTAATCGCAGTTCCTGCTTCATCTCCAACAAACACATTATAATTACCACCACTAGCTATGGCATCTCCTGCGTTCTCACCTATTCTTACGTTAGATGTGCCACTTGTTGATGTTATTATTTCACCACTAAATGTTGTATTACCTGATACACCACCTGCAAAAGTAGCTGCACCATCAAACGTACCACCATCTGATTTACTTACAGTGTCTGCGGCACTAAAAGCATCAAAAACTATTATTTCTATAAGATCATCAACTGACGCTCCTTGAGCTAAAACAATAGCTGTACCACTTGTGGATGTGTAGTCGGCATCACCTAACTTTACACCGTTTTGATATACGTCAACAAAGTTGGAGTCGGTGTAACTTAATGTTGCACCTTCTGATCCTGCACCACTGAAACTAGTCTGCCCAGCAGTGGCAGTGTAAGTGTGCTTTCTTCTAACTCCAAATTGTGGACTGACTCCTATATATGGCATGTTTTACCCCTGTGCTATCGTTCTAGCTTTATAATCTGCTTTAACAGCATCTGTCCAAACAGCATTACATATATCTTGAACTTGTTGTGGTTGGTCGCTTACATCTGTATCATTCCATACCCAATCATCTGGAGTGCTGTCTTTTGGTGTAGTGTGACCACAAGGAATTAAACTATATCTTTTATTCGACCTACTAATTTCTTGTCCATTTTCAGTAATAACTATGTTTAATAAAACTTGAATTACGCAAGTATGTACTACTTCTATTTTAATAATTTCTTCTGTTTTTGTTATTGCCATATTGAACTCCTTAAACTTTAAATATTACAGTTGCAAAAGCATCTGCATTTCCGTTGTTAAATTTATTAACATGAGTTGTTCCTGACCCAGCATCATCAAGAGATTGGTTAAAGGATAAGTAAGATTGACCAGCATTTATAAATATATTAAAACTAAAACAAGTTGATTCTACATCTATTAAATTAGCTGTAACTGAACCAGAGCCATAAGAATCACTAGATGGTGTAAATGGTGAACCTTGTAAATAAAGATTTGTAGCACCTGTCAAACCTGTTGTTGTAATATTGATAAGGTTTATTTGTAAAATTACAGTATCTCCAATCTTTGTGTACTTATTTGATTGTGTTACAGAGCCAGTATTCCCACCACTTGTTGCATCTGATACTGTTAAATCAAAAGTTCCTTCTTCATAGTCATCTAAAGTATTAGCACTGCCTGAACCACCTATCTTGATGTCAGTTACTTGACCAATACCATCTCCTATTATTCGTGTTAATGCCATTACTCACTCTCCAATGCTGCCACTTTTGTTTTAAGTGTGTCTATCTCTGCTAATGCTTCTTGTAGTGATTTCACTAATAGTGGTACAAGTTTAGATTGGTCTATGCCTTGTGGGTCAATGTCCCCATTTGCATCTACTGCGTCTTTTTCACCAGTAATAGCTTCAGGAACTATACTTGATACTTCATGTGCTAAGAAACCATCAACAGGTGTATTTGTTTCATCTGCAATAAAATTAAATCTTGCAGGTTTAAGTTGTTTTAATCTAGTTGTAGCATCAAAATTATATGAAACATTTTCTTTTAGTCTGTAGTCTGAAGATGTTGCATAAGTTGTTGACGAGCCACTACTTTCTATTTTACCAACTAATCCATTACTATTGTTAATTTGATGATGTATTACTGTTCCAGTACCACTTTGTGCAGTAATTAAGCAACCATTTGATTGACTATCATTATTTAAATTTAAAATAAAACCACTACCTTTGTTGTTTATTTTTACTTGATCACCACCAGTAGTCGTTCCTCCAAAAGTAACTTGACCATTCTCTGACATATCAACATACACAGCATTTATGAATGAACTACCATCTACGCCTTGTATAACAAAATCGCCATCAGCTACTATAGATTGAAAAACAGCATTATTACCATCTTTCTTTATTGTTGCATATTGAGTACTGCCATCAAGAAATCTCACTTCACCATTATCATCAGCACTTATCTGTACATTTCCTGCAACATCTATTGATAAATCACCACTAGATAAGTCAATCTCTGTGCCATCTATAGTTATGTTATCTATGTTGACACCTGCATTTGCTGTAACTGCACCTGTGACATCAAGTGTAGAGCTAAACGTACCATCTGTTGCTTGTAATGATGATGTAGATGGATGGTCAACTGTAGCCACTGTTCTAAATAAATAACAAACAAAAATATTATTAGTGCCATTTGAGGGTGCTGCTGTAAATGTAAGCGTTGTTCCGTTACTTACTGCATAAGCTGTAGATGGCTCTTGTATAACGCCATCTACAGATACAAGTATATCCTCATCAGATCCTACTGCATGTTCTAACGTAAACGCAGTTGCAGAACCATTGCCAGAAAGCCTAGTTGCAGCTTGAGAAGCTACAAATCTATTTCCTGCTGTGTTACCTATATATGGCATTTTAATTCCTACTCACTAATCGTATCAACAACAGATACCCAAACATCTGCACTACTCGCAGTATTACTTTTTACATTAAGTATATCACCAGATACCATTACAACCTTTGCACCACCATCTAATACCTGTAGGGTTGAACCTACTGGAATGGGAGCAGCTTTAACAATATAGTAATCATCAGTACCACCTGTTCCAGTGATATATACATCTATTAAAATTTGTGAAGTTGCAACATTAGCAATGTTTATACCAATTAACGCATCGTCAGAATTTGCAGTTCGTAAAACTACTTCACTCGTTCCTACATTCCTTGCAATGCTTCTTTCAAAATCTTGTGCCATGTTTTACTCCTATAAAGCTATAGCCATTGCCACAGCAAAACCTTTGCCTGCTTTTGCATCTATTTGTGTTTGCACAGCAGATGATACGCCATCTAAATACCCAATTTCCGTAGACGTTACTGCACTTACTGATACATCTCCATTGCTGTCAGAGACCAATGCTCTTGATGCTGTCAAGTCTTCCATCTTGCTAAAATTTATTGCAGCACCTGACGCAACACTCGCATTTACAACTGCATTTGCTGCAAGTTCGTCTGCCCCTACGGCATCGTCTGCTATCTTAGCGTTAGTAATAGCGTTTGCTGTAATATTTTCTGTACCAACTGTTGCAGCAGTTGGAACTCCACTACTGTTTACTAAAAAAACATGATGTGCAGTTTGATGTTCAAGTTTGGCGAGAGTTACAGCATTATCAGCTAGATGAGCAGTGTCTATTGAGCCATCTGTGTAATGTTCAGAGTTAATAGCATCATCTGCTATTTTATCACCAGTAACTGCGTCTGCTGCTAACATGGCTGTTTCAACAGATGTGTTAGCTATAGTAAGTGCTCCACTATCACTTGCAGTTGCATCACCTGACATAGCAGAATAAATATATTTTTTAACTCTTGTTAAAGTAGATTTTACTTCTGTGCCATTAGCTCCATTATCGACAATAATTAAATCTGCATCTACTAAATCTTCACCCACATCACTAGCACCATCTATCTCTAATGCACCTAACTCAACTTTTCCAGCAGTAGATATCGTGCTAAGTTTACTGTCAGCAATACTCCCCGCTAGTTTAGATGAAGCAATACTCCCTGCTAACATATCATTAGTTACGGTGCCTGTGTCACCTGTTCCTACAAGTGTTCCAGTTGTAGTTGGAAAATCTATTAGAGCTTCAGCATGATTTATTTTATTAGATCCCAACGTAATTGCATAATTACCCATGTATGCGTGTGAAGAACATTGATAATAAAGTATGTTAGGTGTGTCCTCATTTACTGCTATTTGTAAATATGTACTAGTTGTTGTTACTCCTGTGTTATATGCTGTGGTCTTATCTGCATCCAAATATAGTCTAAATGGATGACTTGACATATCGCTTGAGCTAAGAGTAAACCTATAATAATATTCTGAATTAGATGTTACATTATCAACACCATGTAATGTTAAAGCGGGTGACTCAACACCATTTATAAAGTAAGCATTACTACTTCCATCTCCATAATAAGGATGTGCTGTTGTTTTAGTTCCTACTGTAACTGTAAATTCTATAGGTGCTGATGAGCTTCCATATAAACCTGCATGTGTATTAGCGGAACTTAAATCTAATGTAGACGCTCCAACATCACTTAAAAGAACTGATTTAGATGCTGGTATTGTACAAAAAATAGTTTTTGTTCCAGCACTAAAGTTAACTGCACTATCACTGTTCGAGCTACTAATAATCGTAGTTCTAGCTATCGTACTAGAATCACTACTAAGTGTCCCTAAACC